GACCATCCAGCCATTGAGCGTAATTGGATGGCGTTTAACAAGAAGCACAAGTTCGCATTGAACGAAGAGAAACGAATCGTGTCAGGCGCGGCAATGGTTGCCGATTACCCAATCTATCGCAGAGATGAGGACGGGCGCGAGTACTACGTTGTATTCGATTCGGATGCCATACGTAAGATAGCCTACAAGTTTATGAAGGAGGGCAAGACCAACGCGACCAACTTAGACCACTCAACAGATGTGGAAGGCGTGTTTATGTTTGAGTCATTCCTAATTGACGAGATGAAGCCAACACCAAAAGGATTCGACAAGCTGCCTAACGGTTCTTGGTTCGTGAGTTACAAGGTCGACAACGATGAGGTATGGGAGGATGTTAAGAAAGGCACTTTCAAAGGGTTCAGCGTTGAGGGCGTGTTCTCGGAGTCTCGCCAAATGGACGTTGACAAAATGATAATCGAAGAGGTGGAGAAAGCACTAAGAGCATAGCCAAGTGGCACACCTTTCTTGAATTGCTATTTACTAAAAAAACAACCTATGAACATTTCAGAACTTGTTGGGTCTAAGTTGCCCGAAATCAAGAAGCTACTTTTCAGCGAGACTGAGGAGAAGTTTGAAGATGCCAAACTCGTTGATGGCACTATTGTACGTTACGAATCTTTGGAAATCGGAGCTGCTCTTTCCGTAGTTGGAGAGGATGGCGAAGTAGTACCAGCACCAGATGGCGAACACGAACTTGAAAGCGGAGATATCGTAAGAACTGAAGGCGGTGTTATCGTTGAGATTATGAGCCCTGAGCCAGTTGAGGAAGAAGCAGAAGAAGAGAAAGAGGAAGAAATGGCTGCTGAGGAAGTTGCTGCATTTGACCCTGAGGCGTTCAAGTTGGACATTATGGATTCAGTTGCTACGTTAATTCAGTCAGAGGTTGCCAAGTTTGCAAAGACTGAGAAGGTAAGCGACATCGAGAAAGCTGTTGGACTAATTACCGACATCGTTGAGAAGATGGCAGCTACTCCAAAGGAAGAGCCTTCTAAGAAGGTAGCTAACCCATTTAACAAAGGCATCGACTACACCGAGATGGTAGAGAAGATGCGCGCAATAACCAAGAAATAAACCAAAAAACATTATACTAAAATGCCATTTGCACCATCACCACTAACGAGCGGACTTCAAGCTTACATTGAAGAGCAGAATTTTCCGCTAATTGCTAAAGCCCTAACTTCTTCGCCAACTATGGCACTTGTTGAAAAGCAAGTTGGAGTAAAAGGTAAAAGTGCTATCAACTTAGCCGACATTGACGTTACTTTCCAAGATGGAAGCGGTTGTGCTTGGAATGAAGATGGAGACATCACTCTAACGCAGAGATTCATCGACCCAGCTAAACTGAAGTTGAATATGGAGTTCTGCCCAAAGGAACTTGAGGCTATCTACCTTAGAACTCAACTACCTTCAGGAGCGCATTACGAAACAATTCCTTTCGAGGAGTTCTTCGCTAACTACTTGGTAAGCAAAATCGCTGCTGAGTTGGAGAAGATGATTTGGAAATCAGTTGGTGCTGTACCAACTTCGGGACTTCCAACTGGGTCGGGTAACTTCCAATTCTTTAACGGTTTCCGAGATGCTATTCTTGGTGGTTCTTACATCGATGCAAACACAACTGCATTCGGTTCGGGTTCTGTTTTAACTACAGCATTGACTGCTAACAATATGATTGAGGCAGTACAAAGAGTTTACGAAGCTGCTGCTGATGCTGTTATCGAAAACGATGATGCTGTTGTATTCGTTGGTGCTGACAAATTCAGAGCGTTGGCTATTGCTATTCAGAACGGTCTTGGCGCATCTTACGTAACTGCTGGAGGTCAGCTTCAAGGTTACCAAACTGACATGGGTTCATTGTCAATGGTTATGCCTGGTACTAACTTGAAGATTCAAGCTACAAGCGGACTTAGCGCAGTAAACGATGTTTACCTTGCTCGTACCAGCAATATGTACGTTGGCATGGACTTGGAAGAAGATGCTTCACGCATCGAGTCTTGGTACTCTCAGGACGACCGAAAATTCAAAATTGCGGTTGAATTGACAGTAGGCGCACAGGTAGCTTTCCCTGACCAAGTTTCTGTTATATCTCTTTAATCTAATCGGGGCGGCTTTCGGGTCGCCCCTTCACTCTAAAAACTAAAAAAATGGCATATACTGGATGCGCACTAACTACGGGTTTCGACCTTGACTGCCGCGATGCCGTAGGCGGAGTGAAGAGCGTTAGATTTGCGAACCTTGACGATTACCTTGCTTTAACTCCTGTTGTATCTGCTGGAGCAGTTACATCAATTACTGCAACGGCTACATTCTACAATTACGAGCAGCTAAAGGAAACATCTTCTTTGACCGAAACCATCAACGGAAACAGTCAGAACGGAACAGTTTACTACACTCCAGAGGTGGTTGTGGTGCTTTCAAAGTTGGATGTTGACAAGCGAAATGAAATCAAGGTATTGGCTCAGCAGCGTTTGGTGGCTATCGTTGAAACTAACGATGGCTCTTATTGGGTTGTTGGCTGGCAAAATGGTCTTGAGTTGAACGCTGGAACTTCTGCAACTGGAACGGCTTTCGCAGACCTTAGCGGTTACAGCTTGACGTTTAGCGGAATGGAAGCGGAGCAAATGCTTTCAATTGATGCCGCAGACGTAACTGCGATTACAAATTAATTCGTATCTTCACTTTTTCATTGTTCTGTTTGAGAAGGGGTCGGCTAACGCTGACCCTTTTTCGTTTGGCACAATTTCGTCTTTTTGCTATTTAAAGAAAAACAAGCATGGCATCGACCGTAACACCAGCAACCGCAACGGTTCAAATCGTTGAATCTCTAACGCTCGGAGGAGTTGACCGAGGAGGCTCACACACACGTTCAATTGACAACGTGGCGGAGGCTGACCGAAGAGTAATGACCGTTGACTCAGCAAATGAGATAGACCTAATAGAACTTAATACAGCAAACGGGCAAGGGAAGTTTGTACGTTCGTCAATCAAGTACATCCGCATAACCAACTTGGATAACACTAACTTCATTCGGGTAAGATTCAAGAATAGCGGGGCAGAAACGGCAGACGTGAAAGTTGATGCTGGGGCTACCTTTATGCTATCGACTGGCAGTATGGATGCAGATACTGCGGCTGGAGCGTTCAGCGCATTTGTGGATATCGACAACATAAGCGCACAAGCAGATACGGCAGATTGCGACATCGAATACGTAGTGTTTGCAGTTTGATAAACATCGAACGAAATAGCGCAAACGAGATAGCTTTGACCCTTACTGAAAAGGGAACGGCTACTTATTACCTGTTCAAGTTCCAATCGGACAACACGGAGGCGGTGGAGTACTGCATTGCTACGGATTCAAGTCTTTACCCTGAGCGGTTTAACAAGTTTACCATTACAGAACAGACAAGCCCGGACAACTTGAACGCAGAGGTAGAACTACCAACGGAGGGACAATGGCGGTATTTTGTTTACGCGAACTCATCAAGCTCAAATTTAGACCCGACTGGATTGACTGAATTAGAATCGGGAATAGTCAAAGTAACGGGAACATCAACACCAGTTACCACCTACTCAGGCGGCAACTCTAACTATGTAGTATATGGCTCTTAAGATATTGAATTTCGGAGCGCATAAAGTACCGACCTTTAAAGAGGCGAGGGGCAAGGATTGGATTCTGTTCGGAGACGAAGGGGAGTACAAAAATAGATACCCTGAGTACCTTCTGAACCTTTACCGTAGAAGCGCGAAGCATCACGCTATAATTAACTCCAAAAAAGACTACGTTGTCGGTCAGGGTTGGTCAGTAGATGCGGAAGGGTTGGACACTATGGGTCTTGCGAGACTTCAGCAGTTCATCAACGAGCCGAACCAATACGAGAGCCTTAACGACATCTTAGAGAAGGTTGCGCTTGATTACGAGTTATACAACGGCTTTGCGCTGGAAATCGTTTACAACCAACTCAATGACAAGATTGCCGCGATATACCACGCTGACTTTGCGAGATATCGGTCAAACGAGGATGGTACGAAGTACTACTATTCAGAGGATTGGAAGAAGCACAACCCAGTAGTTGAGGAGATAGACGCTTTTAATTGGAAAGAGCCAAGCGGTAAGCAGCTACTTTATGTAAAAGGGTACTCGCCTGACTGCAAGTACTACCCATT